GGCGCGGCGACTTCCCCTCCTCACTCATTCCTCGCTCGTCGGTCCAGTCGGGCCCCTTTGGTTCGGTCACTCGGACACCGCCTCCGGCGACAGGGCCAGCACGTCACGCAGGTCGGCGGTGGACAGCTCGGTGAGCCAGCTTTCCCCGGTGCCGACGATCCGCTCGGCCAGCGCCTTCTTCTCCTCGATCATCGAGTCGATGCGCTCCTCCAGGGTGCCCACGCAGACGAACTTGCGCACCTGCACATCCCGCCGCTGCCCGATCCGGAACGCCCGGTCGGTGGCCTGATCCTCAACCGCGGGGTTCCACCACCGGTCGAAGTGGATCACGTGATTCGCCCCGGTCAGATTCAGCCCGGTACCGCCCGCCTTGAGCGAGAGCAGGAACACCGCGGGCTCGGTGAGTGACTGGAAGCTGGCCACCATCGCGTCCCGGGCCTTCTTGGCCGTGCCGCCGTGCAGGTACAGCACCGGGCAGCCGAGCCGGGCGGTCAGGTACGGCTGCAGCACCCGGCCGAACTCGGCGTACTGGGTGAAGCACAGCGCCTTGTCGCCGGCCGCGACGATCTCGTCGCAGATCTCCTCCAGCCGGGCCAGCTTGCCGGACCGGCCGGGCAGCCGCGACCCGTCGCCGAGCAGGTGCGCGGGATGGTTGCAGACCTGCTTGAGCTTGGCCATGGTGGCCAGCACCAGGCCGCGGCGCTCGATGTCCTGCTCGGCCGACTCGATCCGGGCCAGCATGTCGGCCACGGTGGCCTGGTACAGCGACGCCTGCTCGGGGGTGAGGTTGCACCACACCTTCATCTCGATCTTGTCCGGCAGGTCGGAGATGATCGACCGGTCGGTCTTCACCCGGCGCAGGATGAACGGGCCGGTCAGCCGCTTCAGCCGGTCCGCCGCGTCCTCGTCGCCGTGCCGCTCCACCGGGACCGCGAAGCTGGTGCGGAACTTCTCCGCCGGGCCGAGCAGCCCCGGGCTGGTGAACTCCATGATCGACCACAGCTCGCCGAGCCGGTTCTCCACCGGGGTCCCGGTCAGCGCGATACGGGACGCGGCGGGCAGGCTGCGCACCGCGCGCGCCTGCCGGGTGCCCGCGTTCTTGATGTTCTGTGCCTCGTCGCAGACCACCCGCTGCCAGCCGACCGCGGCCAGCTCGTCGCGGTCCCGGGCTGCGATGGCGTACGTGGTGATGACCAGGTCAGCCGCACCCAGCGCGTCCCGCAGCTCCACCCCGGCCAGCCGGTCCGACCCATGGTGCACATGCACCGCCAGATCCGGCGTAAACCGCTCCGCCTCCCGCTGCCAATTCCCCACCAGTGACATCGGGCACACCAGCAACGTCGGCCCCGGACGCGTCGGCTCATGATCGGCCGTCTTCGCTGGTGCGCCGCCATTCCGCTCGTGCGAGAGCAACGCCAGCATCTGCACAGTGTTGTGGCAGATCATCCCACCGGCTACGAAGTTGTGGTGCTCGGCAACCTCGAAGTCATAGACCCAGCCGTCATGATCGACATCTTCCACCGAGACGACGCGCGCATAGAAAGCGTCCCGGTTAACCCGCTCGGCGAGGATGTCGCGCATCGCCATGATGTCGAACGGTTCGAGTTCCTGGTACGCGGCAAGGGCCTGCGCGGTCCATCGGTGCCTGGGTCTCGCCGCGTACGCGGCGGCCGCCCGACCAGAGCAGATACGGTCCATCGCGGTGACCGCGAGCGAAGCGGTAGCCCGGGACAGTTCCTGAGTTCCGGTGAAATAGACCTGGCCGACCCCGAATTGGCTCCCTGGCAGCCTGGTCGCTTGTTTAGCGACCCTGAGTAGGTCCGACCCTGGGATGCCTTCTACGTTCGTGTTGTGCGGCGTTGCGCACAGACTCTCCAGCTTCGCCTGCTTGACCGGGTCCGAGAAACCCACCAAGTCGCGGAAGCGCCGGAGTGATGGCCCGCCGATCAGACCTATGTAGTAAGTGCGGTAGATGCCTGATCCGTTCGTGGCCCGCTTCTGTTTTGGGGTGATGCGCAGCCAGATGCCGAATCTGCGGAGCATGCATGCCAGCTGTCGCATGAGCCATTCCGAGGCCGAGCTGATCTCAACCGACCGCGTTCCCTTCACCACGGACCCTTCAGCGCTGAAGAACTCTCGTATGAACCGGCGAATGGTATCACCATCAGCCGCGACAATGCAGTCTGGAATTCGCTTCTCCGCAGAACGCTTCCCCCAGACATAGCCGAGGCCTTCAAGGTATCTGCGATAATCGACGCTAGAGATTCGCAGGTACGGAATCTTGCCTTCATAACGCTTAACGGCGGGATTATTGATCTCCAGCTTATGCGCGGCTCCGAAACAGAGGGTGCGCCTTTGCAAGTCAGTCAGCACTGCGGCATTCTTCTGAGTAATAGTGACCGACCTGGGCTCCTCGTATCCTTCAGCGATCTGCCATGCCAGCAGCACGGTGAGATCAGGATCGACAGGCTTCCCATGCCACGCTAGGCGAGCCGGCACACAGATCCGGTCGCCTACCGAGAAGTCGCGGGTCCAGTTGTGCAGGCCGAGCAGTCGGTGCCTCCGGGTGATGATGATCTCGCTGCCGTCGTCCAGGCAGATCTTCCTTAGCTTCTCTTTGACGTGTTGCCGGTAGAGCCGGATCACCGGGGCGGCCGCCATCTCCGAGTGAACGCTTGAGTGGCGGGTAAGAGCATTGACCTTGAGCGGCTCGTTTGGCACCGCCCATTGACCCTCACCGTCATAATAGGTGCCCCCAGCGTACTTTCTCCAGGCATCCTCGGCGGTGATAAGACGGCCATTAAGGAAGACTGGTGAATCCGGTGCTATGCATTTTCCAAGGCCCATCGAATCCGCCAGGATTCCACCTAGGTTTAGGTCACTGAGAAAAGACAGCCAGGCCAGGCCGCGCTCCTGGTAGGGGCGCAATTCTCCCTGGAAGGACGGTGGCGCAGTCAAGGGCGTCAGGCTGCGTTCGGCCTGGCCGGAGAGCAGGTCGCCGAGCCAGCCGTCGGCGTCCACGGCGGTGACCGGCAGATCCTCGTCGGGGCCGCGCAGGCCGGCCAGCAGGACGTCGCCAGCGGGCAGCTCACCGGACCGGTCGGTCTCCAGGAACTTCAGCGCCGCCTTCAGGTTGCGCTCGTCCAGCTCCACCCACTGGCCGCGGATCCGGACCAGCGGGATCTTCAGCCGGGCCAGCTCGGCCAGCTCGCCGGGGTCCAGGGTGGTGTCGCCCACGGCCAGGTCGTAGCGGAACTGGACCAGGTCGGGCAGGCCGAACCCGGCCCCGCTGCCCGCGACGTCCGCCCCGGTGCCGGGGCTGCTCTGGGTCCGCGAGGTGAGCTTGAGGCCGAGCCGGGCCTTGCGGGCCCAGTCCGGCAGCAGCACCCCGAACCCCGCCCCGGCCAGCATCGGGCCGGTCTCGGTCAGGAAGCGGAACGCCCCGGCCGTGTCCAGTTCGACGTCGGCCGGTGCGGGCACCCGCAGCGCGGTGTCCAGCTCACCGAACAGCCGGGTGGCCGCGCCCAGCCCGGCCAGCAGTTCCTCGTCCGGGTGGGTGATGCCGCCGGGCGACCAGCCGCCGGTGCCCGCCCACACGTCGCCGGCCGGGAGCATGAGGCTGGGATCCTCGGTGGACTGCAGGGCGAACTCGACCCGCCACGGCGCGCCTGCCGGGTCCGGCCGCTCTGCCAGGCCCCGTCCATCCGCCGGGGCGGGGTCCTGGCCATCGGCCGGCTCGTCGCCATCGGCCGGCTTCTGGCCATCGGCCACCTCAGCCATCTCGCCGGGTTCGGCCGCTGGCTCGACCAGCCGGAAGCAGGTGCGCACCGGTCCGGCCGGTGCCTGGGCGGCGGCCCGCCAGCCGTCCAGGGCAGCGGCCAGCGCGGCCGCCGTCTCGTTCTCCGCCGGCGCCACCAGGACATCCGGGTCCGGGCCGGCCAGCGCGGCCGCCCAGCGCTCGGTCACCGGGATGCCGGCCGGGCGGCGGCCGCGGCGCGCTCGCGGCAGCAGCGCCCAGCCCGGTTGCCCCGCGGCCAGCCGGGCCCGGGCCGCCGCGTCGGCCAGCGCGGCCAGCGCCGTGGCCAGGATCGGGCCGGGCGGCTCACCGCCCGGTTCGGCGGCCCGGCACAGCGGCGGCATGGCCTCGGCGAACTCGGCCGCTCGCCGCACGTCGTGCCCGGTCAGCACCGGCTGCCAGCGGGCCGCCCAGGTAGCCGGGCCGCCTGGCAGCCCCCCTGGCCCACTGGCTGTACTGCCCACGCCGTCGGCGGGGGTGCCCAGACCGTCGGCGGGGGTGCCCAGACCGTCGGCGGGGGTGCCCAGAGCATCCGCGGGGGTGCCCAGACCATCCGCGGGGGTGCCCAGACCATCCGCGGGGGTGCCCAGACCATCCGCGGGGGTGCCCAGACCATCCGCGGGCGGGGCCAGGGCGGGCAGCACCCGGCCCCGGCCGGCCAGGTCGTCCGCGAACCAGGCCACTGCCGCCCAGTAGGCCACCGATCCCCCGGCGGCCAGTTCCATGGCGTCATCGGGTACTTCGCGCGCGTCATCGGGTACTTCGCGGCCGGGACCGGCCAGATCGAGGGTGCCGGTTGCGAGGGGCTCACCCGGGGCGGCTAGCCGGTCCAGCGTGGCCAGCACGTCCAGCGCGGCCGCGGGCTCGACGGCCAGCGCGGGCACCCGCCAGCAGCCGAGCGCATTCCAGCGCTGCCGGCCGCCGGTGTCGGAGTCGCTGGCCGGCCTGATCAGCTCCGGCGCGGCCTGCGGGCCGTCCGGGGCGGACGGCAGCCACACGGTCAGCTCGTCGGCGGCCGCCTGCCGGGCGGCGTCGCCCACGGGCTCACCCAGGCTGGCCAGCGCCGCCGCGATGGTCTCCGGATCGGCGGCAAACGGGTGCGGCCGGGGCGCACGGGACCGCCGGGCCGGCCCGGACTCCGGAGTGCACGCGGGCAGCCGCGCGTCCTCCGCCCACAGGCAGAGCGCGCCGCGCGCCCAGATCCCGTGGATGACCAGCATGTCCAGCGCTCCTCGCGACCGCAGCGGCCAGGCGCCGGGCCGCCTGCCCCGTCCCCGGTCAACCTAGCAACACCCCGCGACACTTCCGGCCACAAACGGCGCCTCCCGCTACGCACTACATGGATGAAACATCGGCGCACACCCGACTGCACCGATCTTTCAGCGACGCAATTGGGTGTGGCGCAGTGCGGCTGGTGCACGCGGGGCCGGGCGGCTT